TTCTTTAATGCAATTAAGCCCTTATGAAAGCGTACGAATTGCTCTGGATGATCTTGTGCTACTTGCTTGAGACGAGCACCTGCTTTTATCATCTCGCATGCTGGCGTTAGGTCGTTACGCTTGCCTTGATCGCTTATCTCACCCCACTCTGTAACTACAGCGTTTTTGCCATATTCTGGGCTATCCACGCCTTCGAACTCATAGTTTTCGTGAGATTGCTCTCCTTTCTTGCAATATTGTGCTGCGCCACAAGCCGTGCCTCGTCGAGCTTCGAAATGTGCTCCTTCAAGCATATTCTTAACACTCGACCACACCTTTTGGTTGCTAAACTCACAATATCCTTGCAAATGAGGTGTACCTTCTTTGCTCGTCTCTTGTCCATATACCATGTACGTGACACCGCGCCATGCGCGTAGTTTGGCCTCAATCCTGGCGATGTCGTCAGGATTGTTCCAGGTGAAGCAACAGTTGCGTAGCTTCCCTCCAGCATCCGTGGCCCCATCAGTATTACGGGGCCACTTCTGAGGGTCTGACTTCTGAGGGTTTGACATCTGAGATGGCGACATTTTTTATATAAAGTTAGAACAAATGGTTCGCACTTCATTCAATACACTTCGCAAGAAGCGTTCTAGCGTGCGTAAACGTCGTACGAGCGTGCGTGTACGTGCGCGATATATGCCCAAAACGACACGTGCTAATCGCTCTCTAATCAAGAGCAATGCATCTGCTATACGTGCTGTGCGTGCTATGATGCCACCGCCAGTACACTGTGATTTTCAATACACCGATGCGTACAGTCCCTTTTTAACTGGTGCACCAGGCACGTACTTCAATATATTTGCAGCTGAGCTTATGTCTCCTCGTAGCACCGCAGGTGGTATATTATGGCAACCAGTGCTTCGTCAGGACCCCAATGTCCTCTCCGCGTCGTCAACTCTTGTCAAACGTATGCAAATTAACCTTCGTTACACTCTTGGGCAGTCAGATTGGGTGCAAATTACGACATTCGTCGTTACGATCCGCAAGGACGCTGCCAACCGCGTTATTGAGCAAAATAGCCTCACCCTCGACGAAGATTACGTGTTCAATGATCAAAACTTCAACGTTCGATTGAATCCAGCCGTCTTCAAGGTACACTATGTGCGCAATGTCTCTCTAATGAGCAACACATGGCAGCAGCCACAAGCAACAGTTGGAGGATCCACGTTTGCAGGTAATCCGAACACGACTTGGTCTAAAGGTCAGGTTAACGTTAAGTGCGGCATTCGCCTTAGGCAGCCTATTGGCACTCCTTGGCCTACAATGGCCCAAGATCAGCTACCGCCCCATCAGCGCTACTACTTGCTAACCTTCTTTAAGGGGTCTACGCAGAGTCCTGATGATGATCCACCTAGAGTAGATTGGGATGCGCTGTATACCACTTTCAATGCGTCCTAGTGAGAACAAATTGTTCATACATGTTTAATTTATACTTTCGGATGGCCCAACAAATGGTCTGCGAAGCAGTTTTCTGATAGACCCAACATTTGGGGGGGGGGTGATGCAAAAAAAAAGGGGGTGTGCGTGCGCAGCACGCTTTTTTTACCCCTTGACTACGAACCCCTTCATCTTTGCAGGCTGAAGACACACGTACTCCTCTAATGGCTTCTCAGAGCACTTACGCTTAGACGCGCCTGCAAAATGCACTATATTACGGTCGTCTATTCGATCTAATAGCTGATCCAGCGCCTCGTCACCCTTCATATCCTCATATGAATACCAGTCTTTGGGATGAATAGGGCTAGTAAAGCAAATCTTTGTAGCTGGAAATTGGACGATACCACCCTTGTACTCGAGTTTGCAACTGTATCTGTCAGTCATATTGAGCAGCAAGCCAAATGGCAGTTGTCCTCTAAACTCTTCAAAGATCACTTTATCTTCTCCTTCGTACCCATCAAACCAATGTTTACATGCTGGTGACCATACGAATGGGGGGTCGTCGTCTGCCTCCCAGCCAAGCCATTGACGAGCCGCATACGACTTACCGCAGCCTTTACTACCATAATATATGCGTATCTCAGGCTTTGTCTGCCTGGGCTCTATTAATATATTCTTTAATGCAATTAAGCCCTTATGAAAGCGTACGAATTGCTCTGGATGATCTTGTGCTACTTGCTTGAGACGAGCACCTGCTTTTATCATCTCGCATGCTGGCGTTAGGTCGTTACGCTTGCCTTGATCGCTTATCTCACCC